TGATAAATTACAAAGTTCAGGTGCCCGCGGCATGACATCAATGGTAGATAGGTACTCTGGGATCACTCGTAGTGCCAATGGATTGTATAGTAATTATAATAGTACATATTCTTTTGGCCAAAATCGTATAGATTTATTTACAGATTATGAAGCCATGGATATGGACCCTATCATATCATCTGCATTGGACATTTATTCTGATGAATGTACTGTAAAAAATGAGGAAAATAATTTATTAGTAATTAATAGTGAAAATAATGAAATCCGGAAAATATTACATAATTTATTTTATGATATTTTAAATATTGATTATAATTTATGGCCCTGGATAAGAAATTTATGTAAATATGGAGATTTTTATTTACATTTAGATATTGATGAACGTGTAGGTATTGTCAACGTTCAGCCAATAAGNGCATATGAAATAGTCCGTGAAGAAGGATATGATGAAGAAAATCCACATGCAGTCCGGTTTATATATGAAGGAGGTGGTGGCACTACAATGTCACGATACCAACCAACCAGGCAAGAATTCGAAAATTTTGAAATAGCACATTTTAGGCTTTTATCAGATGCCAATTTTTTACCATATGGCAAGAGTTCAATTGAAGGAGCTAGAAAGATTTTCAAACAATTAATGTTGATGGAAGATGCAATGTTATTGCAGCGTATAATGCGTGCACCAGAAAGGCGTATATTCAAAATAGATATTGGAAATATACCACCTAATGAAGTAGATCAGCATATACAGAATATTATTAATAAAAGTAAAAAGGTTCCGTATATAGATGAAAAGACAGGTGACTATAATTTAAAATTTAATCTCCAAAATATGTTGGAAGATTATTATTTACCAGTAAGGGGTGCAGATTCTGGAACAACTATAGATACTTTACCAGGTCTAGGAAATGAAGGCCAAATAGAAGATTTAGATTATATCAGAAATAAAATGATGTCAGCTCTTAAAATACCTAAAGCCTTTTTAGGATATGATGAAGGAGTGGAAGGAAAATCAACATTAGCAGCAGAAGATATTAGATTTGCTAGAACTATCGAAAGAATGCAACGTATAGTAGTTTCAGAACTTACTAAAATTGCAATTGTTCATTTATTCACTCAAGGATATACAAATGCTGAACTTATTGATTTCAATTTGGAATTAACAAGTCCTAGTATGGTATATGAGAAGATGAAAGTGGAAATGCTGAACGAAAAGATGGGCGCAGCAAATCTCATGAAAGAATCTAAACTATTTTCAGAACAATATATTTATGAAAATTTATTTAATTTCAGTCATGACGAATATAAAGCCATGCAGGAACAAATTATTGAAGATCTAAAAAGTGACTTCCGTAAAGAACAAATAGTAAGTGAAGGTAATGATCCTGTAAAAACTAATAAAAGTTTTGGAACGCCACATGATATAGCTAGTATGCATGTTGCAACCAAAGGAGAAAATGAACCTGGACCTGGTAGACCAAAGGAACATGGTACTTGGGAAACAGAAAAGGACCAGTTAGGTCGCGACCCATTCGGAGTAAAAGATACCATAGCTAATTTAAAAGGAGATATGGACCCATCATATACTCATAAAGGCTCTCCGTTAAGTATGGAATCAGTTGATACTATACAATTAATAGCTGCCTTATCTAACAAGTTTAATACAAAAAAGTCCAATATTATTAAAGAAAGTTTGAAAGAGACTATAGTTACTGAAAATGGCTCGACTTTATTAGATGAAAACAATTTACTCGACGACGAAAATGGATGATTCTTTAACGTTACTTATATTTATTAAAAATATATTGTGCAGAACTATAGGATAAAAAATATATGAAAAAAATAAAACATTCCAAGTATAAAAATACAGGAATATTATTCGAATTATTAGTACGCCAGATAGCTTCTGATACTATGAATAATAATGCCACTCCAGCCATGACTGTATTACGAAAACATTTTAAATCTTCTAGCGATTTAGGAAAAGAATTACAATTATATCAGACCTTAATAGCTGAAAAATTTAACTCGGAATATAAAGCAGAAAAATTTGTATCTGCAGTAGTTTCTGCAAGAAGGAAGATATCAGAAACAACACTTAAACGACAAAAATATAATCTTATAAAAGATATTAAAGAAACATTTGACCTGCCAACATTTTTTAAATCACGTATATCCAATTACAAAGTTTTAGCCAGTACATATCAATTATTTGAATATAAAGAAATTGACAACCCAGCAGTGTTAGTTAATGCAAAAGGAGTTTTGGTTGAACATATTAATAATAAATCTGCTAAAAAATCTATAGTAGCTGAAATATATAATAAACAACATAAAGATGTACGTATTTTATCACAACGTATGTTAATTGATAAGTTTAATGATAAATATAGTAATTTAAACGAAGCACAAAAAGTATTACTTAGAGAGTATATTAATAATATTTCTAATTCAGTAGCGTTAAAAGAATATGTTGGTACAACTATTCCTGCCTTAACAACATCTTTGAAAAAATCATCAAACCGGATAGGAGATAAAGTTACCAAGATTAAATTAAACGAAGTTATTAACATGTTAAATAATTTTGATTCAATTAATTTAATTAAAGATAAACATATTCTTACATTGTTAAGATATTATGAATTAGATAAAGAATTAAAGGGTATAAAATAATGGGACTATTAAAAGATATTGATAAAGCTTTGAGCCGTATAGAAGAAGCTAAAAAGGATAAAGCNCCTAAAACTACTAAACCAAAAGTAGCTAGTAAGACTGCNGAGGAAGATCCAAAGATTGATAAAGACATAGAAGATTTATATGCAGCCGGCTTGGGAGCAGAAGAGGAAGAACCAAAAAAGGACAAGGATAAGAAAAAGGATGAAGATCTTGATGAACAAAGTACAACCGGAGGAGTGGAAGGATATGAAACACCCGCAGCATTTACAGGAGGCAAATCTGCAAATGAAAAGAGGCGTAAGAAGACAGCTGTTGATAGTACAGGATATGAATTAGTAGAAACTACATATAAAAGTATGATGCGACAAATGTATAATATTAATGAAGTATCATATAGAGAATATAAAAAAGATCCAAATTCTACTCCTTCTCAAAAAGTAAATAGAGGAATTGCAGAAGTTAATAAGATGTTAGCAGAGATTGAAAAAATAGTACATAATAATTTACGATTAAAAACAGAAACAGGAGTATCATCTTCTAATTTTTGGAAACCTACCGGCCGGAGATTTGGAAAAATAGGTGAACGATTAGTTCGTATAGCAAACAAATTAAAAGAATTATCACAATAAGGGATACCATGGGAAAATCATTACTAGTAGATTATACCGTATTTGAAATATCACCAGAACAAATTAATGAGTCATTATCACGTAATGGCGGCCGTTTGATAGTTTCGGGTGTACTTCAACGTGCAGATGCCAAAAATCAAAATGAACGTATATATCCTAGAGATGTATTAATGCGTGAAGCAAAAAAATATTCTGAAACATTTATTAAAGAAAAACGTGCATTAGGAGAATTAGATCATCCAGATTCATCTGTGGTTAACTTAAATAATGTATCTCATAATGTCACCGGTATGAATTGGCGTGGTAATGATTTAATAGGAACTGTAGAGGTATTAGGAACACCTTCTGGAAACATACTTAAAGAATTATTTAAATCTGGTATTAGATTAGGTATTTCGAGTAGAGGTATGGGTTCTGTAAAAGAAGTGATGAGAGAACACGGCCAATCATTAGAAGTCCAACCAGACTTTGAATTAATAGCATTTGATTTTGTAAGTAATCCTTCGACTCAAGGAGCTTTTATGAGCCCAGGAGCTGTTAATGAATCTGTACAAAATAAAATTAGTACTAAATATAATAATATTAACAAAATAATTACAAACATTATTCAAGATTTTTAGAGGGGTATTATGACATTAGCAACAAAACAAAGTATATATGGACCAAAGAATACTATAGGCAAGCCAGGTATAGGTGCCGGCACTGTAGGTTCCGGAACAGCACATGCACCAGATACAACAGCGTTAGAACAACAGGGTGGAATAATTAATATATCAAATGATTCAAAAATGAGTGATTTGGATACTAATGGACCATCATTAGCCGGAAATAATATGTATTCAGAAACAAAACAGTACGCGCCATGAAAAAACTAAGAGATTTATTAAATGAAGTAGGGTATATTGGATTAGTTTCTAAAACCGGATTTGATAAACCATCGTCCAACCATATTAAAGAAGATGAGTTCTCCGGACCAGATCCTAGGCGTGGAAGTACAATTCAAGGTAGAGGATTTGAAAGAAGAGGGAAAGAAGATGAAGACTGGTATGGAGATGATGATCAGTTCGATACTGACCCTGGCCAAGAAACTAAAGAACATATACAAGGA